TTAGAAGTTATACAGAAGTTGATTCTAATGTATTAACGGATTCGCTATTAGATCAATTTATAAGACAAGTTGAACTCGATATTGCAGGAAAAGTTGATTATGATGATTTAAGAAAATACGCAACTGCTAATTTTGTAGCGGGTCAAAGATATATTAATAGACCTGGGGATGAAATTATCATTAGATCCGTTCAAGTTATTGATGGATCTGGAAACCGAACGTTTTTAGAGCAAAGAGAAACAAGTTTCATATCAGAGTACAATAACGATGGCGCAACAGGACTTCCTAAATATTATGCTAATTGGAATGAAAATACGTTTCTAGTAGCTCCGACACCAGATCAAGCATATCAAGTACAACTTAACTATATTATTGATCCTCCTCATTTTACATCAACTAATAATACTTATTTGGCACAATATCAGGAATCAATGTTATTACATGGGGTTTTGACAGAGGCTTTTTCATATCTAAAAGGCCCTGCAGATATGTACACACTCTATAAAACAAAGTATGATGAGGAAGTACAACTTTTTGCTTTACAGCAAATGGGAAGACGAAGAAGAGATGAATACTCAGACGGAGTGCCTAGGATTAAAGTACCTAGTCCATCTCCGTAAACTATTAAATAAGGAGCTACAAAATGGCAATTACAACAAACGCAATATGTAATACTTTTAAGCAAGAAATTCTTAAAGGTGTTCATGATTTTACACCTTCTACAGGTAATACTTTTAAATTAGCATTATATGATTCATCTGCATCTATTGGTGCAGACACTACTTCATACGCAGTTGGTATCACAGGACAAGTTGGAGATACTGGACAGTATGTTGCAGGTGGCGGATCATTAGTGAACGCTTTAGTATCAGTCAACGGAACAACAGCTTTTGTTGATTTCGATGACTTATCATTTACAGGAGTGACTTTAACTGCAAAAGGAGCTTTAATTTATAATGACACAGCATCTGGTGATCCATCAGTCGCAGTTTTAGATTTTGGTGGAGATAAAACAGCAACAGCAGGAACTTTTACAGTTCAGTTCCCTGATGCAAACGATACACAAGCGATTATTAGAATATCGTAAGATGAATAATGGCAACTGGATGGGGCAATAAAACTTGGGGTGCATCGGAATGGGGAGACCTATCCGATGAAACCGTAGTTGTCTCATCCGTTGCTGCACAAACATCTATAGATTCAGTAACCACTGAAGCTAACGCAGATGTATTTCCAACAACTTTATCAGCAACATTTACACTTCAAGGTGCAGTAGCTGGTGCTTCTGCGGATGTAACTCCTACTGGAATTTTATTTAACATTGTTACAGGTAATGAAGGAATTGGAATAGGTGTACCTGTTACAGGTGTTTCCGCTACTACAACTACAGGAACAGTTACTATTCAAGATGAGTTTTTAATTGGATCAGGTTGGGGTAGAGAAACTTGGGGAAGTTTTGTTTGGGGAGACAATTATTCTGTTCAACTTGTAGGTATACCTTTATCAATTGTTATAGGTAATGAAAATGCATTTACAGATGTTGTAGTAGCTGTATCTGGTCAATCATTACAAACAGCAATTACACCAGTTGGTACTCAAGCAAACGCAGATCATGAAATTGCAGTTAGTTTATTAATATCTTCAGCTCAAGGAGATGTTACTATTGAAGGAACTGCATTAGTAGAACCGACTACTTTAGCTGCAACTTCAGCAATAGGAGTTGCTGAAGCGGGATTATTAATAGAAGTGCCTGTAACAGGAGTTTCAGCTACCATTAATATTGGAAACGAAGATACTTCAGGAAATGCAAATGTATTCCCAACAGGTTCATCAGCTACTTTTGCTGTAGGCGATATTACTCCTGTTTCTGGATATGATGTCACTGGAGTAGCATTAACAACAAATGCAGGTCAGGTAACTGTAACAGGAACAGGTAAAGTTATACCTACAGGAGTTACCTTGACTGTTAGTACAGGTTTGCCTAGAATTACAGCCTGGGCTGAAATTGATGTGGGAACACAAGTAACTTGGACTGAGGTTGATTTAGCAGCTTAACAAGAGTAAAATAACAAACATAGGAGATTTTAAAAATTATGGCATCTAGTTATTCGGAATTAGGTCTTGAACTTATGGTCACTGGCGAAAACGCTGGTACATGGGGTGATAAAACAAACGTAAATTTAAATTTAATTCAACAAGCAATCGCTGGTTACGAAGAAGTATCAATAGCAGGTGGTGCACAAACAACTGCACTTGCAATGACAGATGCACAACTATCTAATGCGAGAAATGCAATTGTAAAATTTACAGGAACGATTACAGGAAATCAAATTGTAACTATCCCTGACAGTACAGAAAAAAGTTATACTTTTATAAATGGAACTTCAGGAGCATTTACTGTTCAAGTAAAAACTGTATCGGGATCTGGATTTACTTTTGCAGCTGCGGATAAAGGAACAAGATTTGCATATTCAAATGGGACAGATATAGTTGATGTAAATGCATTATTGACTACAATAAATCAATTTAACCTACCTACTGCTGATGCTACAGCAAGTGGGCAAGTCATCCAATCAGATGGGTCTGGAAACTTGAGTTTTACTAGTTTTGCACCCATCTCAACAGGTAAAAGTATTGCAATGGCAATCGTTTTCGGATAAAATATAACAGGAGATTAAAATATGGCAGCACCAAATATAGTTAACGTATCAACAATCACAGGCAAAACCACTGCTGGAGCGCTTGATACAACTTTAACAACTGTGTTACTTGCTAACGCAGCAGCATCAGGAAAAGTTTTTAAAATTAATTCAATCATTATTTCAAACGTAGATGGTACAAATGCCGTTGACGTAACAGTTGATTATAATACAGCTGCAGCTGGATCAGGAACTTCATATGCTTTAGCATCAACTATTTCTATTCCAGCGGATGCGACTTTAACTTTGATTGACAAAAACAGAAGTTTTTATCTTGAAGAAGATAAATCAATCTTAGGTGGAGCTGCTGTTAACGGAGACGCAGAATATATCATCAGTTACGAAGAAATTTCATAGGAGGTTTAAATGGCAGGCGGATTTGTCGGAATTCAGTACGAACCTTCAGCAGGAACTACTACAGAACTTATTACTAATTTTACTAGTCCAGGAACTTTTATTCCACAGGCTAACCAAAGCTCGGTTGACATCGTAGTCATCGGTGGTGGCGGCGGAGGTAACAATGGAAATGGTGACGCTGGAGGAGGCGGAGGCGCAGGAGGATTTAGACAATTTCCTGCACAAAGTTTACCTGGATCACCTGTAGCTATTACTGTAGGTGGAGGAGGACCAAGTGGTTCTGCCGCAGTGGCTGGAACCGCATCTGAATTTGACGCTGGAGGACCAAGTCCATTAGCATCAGCTGGAGGCGGAAGAGGTTTACCCCCTTCTTCTGGAGCTGGCGGAGCAACACTCGCTCAAGGTGGATCAGGTGGAGGCGGAGGAGCCAACAACCCTGGTAACGTAGGTGGAAACGGAAACGTACCACCTGTAGCACCACCACAAGGAAACCCTGGAGCTGCAGGAGCTATAGGAACTACAACTAGTTCAGCTGGTGGAGGTGGAGGAGCATCTGCTGCTGGATCACCTCATCCAATTAACGCTGGAGGAGCTGGAGGTGCTGGATCACCTACTACTTTTGGATCACCAGTAGCATCACCATCACCAACCACTTATGCTGGTGGAGGCGGAGGAGCTACTCACTCTGGTGGAGGTGGATCTGGAGGAGCAGGTGGCGGATCACCAGCCCCTGGGACAGGAGCAGCAAACACTGGCGGAGGCGGTGGCGGAGGCCCTGCAGGAGGCGGTGGCGGAGCGGGAGGCTCTGGAAGAGTTATTGTAAGACAACAAGCAGAAAGTTTCCTTCAAAACGTTTCAGGTGTATGGAACTTAGATGAAGTGTATGATGCTGTTAAGGGAGGCAACTGGACAAATTAATATGGCTCATTTTTGTGAAATAAGAACTGATAATAACGAAGTAATTAGAACCGTTGTAATAAACGATGCTGATATTGCACCTTTTGGCGAAAATTCAGTAGAAGCAGAACAATGGGTAGCTGATAATATCCAGCAAGATGGTTGGTTAAAAGAAAATGTATTTAATGGTAACTATCCTCAAACCTATTGGAAAAGAACTTCATATAACACAGTAAATAATCAACACATTTTAGGAGGTACTCCTTTCAGAGGAAACGGTGCAGGTCCAGGATGTACTTACGATGCTACAAATGATGTGTTTTGGCCAGTAAAAGAATTTGATTCTTGGGTTAAAAAACTTGATACAGTTGAATATGTTTCACCTGTTGGAACTCCTATACTTACACAAGATATTAATGGTACAACTTTTAATATCATGAGAAAATGGAATGAAGGTGCTCAAAAATGGGAAGGAAGAACTGGTGAAGAAGAACCAAGAGCAGTCGAATGGGATCCAAATACTTCTACTTGGAACCTTGTATAATAAATAAATATATGTATATATATCTGTGTATACAGATATTATGGATGATAAATATTTTTTCTGGGGACCATTACTCTATCAAACAAAAATAAGAAGATTTAAAACTTTTTT